GCAGCAGATGGAACAGCAGATCAAATTTTAACAACTGATGGTTCTGGAAATTTATCTTTTGTAGATAATTCTGGTGGAACTGATTGGCAAGCAGTTAAGACTACAGGTTTTACAGCAGTAGCTGGTGAAGGATATTTTATAAATACAACTGGTGGTGCATTTACAATGACATTACCTTCATCTCCAACAATTGGTGATGAAGTTGCATTCATTGATTACGCAGGAACATTTGATACAAATAATTTAACTATTGGAAGAAATAGTGAAAACATTCAAGGTTCTGCAGCAGATTTAACAGTAAACGTTGAAAGAGCAGCTAACACTTTAGTATACACAGATGGTACTCAAGGTTGGTTGTTAAAGGTTAAATAATATGGCGACTTATAAAGAAGAACAAGGAACAGCGGTACAAGATAGATCTTCTAGTACAGGAGCTGTTGAAGGTGAAGTTTATTATGATACAACTAGTGATACATTTAAATTAATTGGATCACTTGGTGAAGAAACTTTAGATACAAATTAAGGAGAATAAAATGGCAAATTATCAATACTGTGTAGCAACTAATTGGGGTTCTGGATTCATTACAAATAAAGATTCTCAAACTATAGCTCCTACAGAATTTTTAGGTAATGTTTGGAGAGTACCAGCTAATAATCAATACGCTAATAGATGGATTGCATCTGTAGCGGGGGAAAGAAAAACTTTAGCAGAAGCACAAGCTATTGTTGATGCAGAAATAAACACAGCACAAACTAATTGGGATAACAATAATGTTGAAGGTGAAACTTCTGAACAAAAAAATACTAGACTAGGTTCAAGACCTGCAAATATAACATTAGAGGAATAATATGTCAGAATACAAAGGAATAGCTGGAACTAAAATACAAAACTTTTCTTCAGATCCTTCTGATCCTTTAGAAGGACAAATTTGGTACAACAGCACTTCATCAACTTTAAAAGGAGTTGTTCTTGGCACAGCGTCTTGGGCTACTGGAGGTGGTTTAAATCAAGGAAGACACTCTTCAGGTGGGGGAGGAACTTCTAAGGATGCTGCTTTAGTTTTTGGTGGAAGAGGAGAACCACCTAACCCAAAAACAGCAAACACGGAATTATATAATGGAACTTCTTGGACTGAAGTAAATAATTTAGGTACTGCTAGATATGGACTTTCTGGTGCGGGAGATCAAACTGCAGGATTAGCTTTTGGAGGAGATTTAACACCTGGAACTACAACAGCCTCTGAGTCTTGGAATGGCACAAGTTGGTCTGGAACCGCTTCAATGAATACTGGAGCTAGATTTGGTGGTTCGTGTGGTACACAAACTTCAGCATTATCTGCTGGAAGAGCTAATCCTCCAAATACCGCAATAGTAGAATCTTGGAATGGTTCTGCTTGGAGTGAAGTAGCTGATTTAAATTCTGGAAGAAGTTATGGTTGTGGTCTTGGTGCGGACAATTCAAATGCATTACTTGTTGGAGGAGGCAGTGCTTCAGCATTAGTAGAATCCTGGAACGGTTCTGCTTGGACTGAAATAACTGATTTAAATCTTGGTAGAGATCAACTTAATGGTGCTGGAATACAAACATTAGGTGTTGTTTTTGGAGGAACAAACCCTGCAGCGTCACCAAATCCCACAGCTAACACAGAAGAATGGAATGGTTCTACTTGGACTGAGACCGCTAATATGGCTACCGCAAGAGGTAGAGCAGCTGTAGGCCCTATGGGAACTGCATCATCAGCTATGGAGGCTGGTGGAACACCTGTTAACGGTAACCCTGCAACTGAAGAATTTACTGGTGGTGGTCTTACCACTAAAACTTTTACAACTAGCTAATCAATAGTTGTAAATTTTTCTAAATAATATATATCTTTAACTATGGGTAATAAAAAAGATGTTAAAGATTTAATACAACAAGAAGAAACACATTTAAATAACTTATTAGAAGTTAATGATCTAAACGAGTTTAAAGGCATGGTCGATGAATTGAGAGATACATGGACTAAAAAACAAATGTTTAGAACAGAAACAGAAGCAAGATTTTCAGTGCTTCAAGACAATAGATACCCTACTAAAGCTGCAAAATACTGGCAGTGTGTTCGAGAGCAAGCGAGTTACTTAGATAACTTAATGACACTATCATTTGACTACAGAAGAAATGAAGCAAAAATTAAATGGTTAGAAGGTAAAGTACAAAAAGAACAAGACGAATATAAACTGTCTAAATATGAAATTGATTTAGATGAATGTCGTTATGTAAAAGCTTCTATGGAAAAAACAGCCAAACATAGAATGCGAGAAATTAAAATGTGGTCTAAATTAAAAAAAGAATTTGATGATGGTTCTTTTGATACCCAAGATGTAAATAAACATCAACTAGATTCATACGGTATTCAATATACTGAAAAAGCAAAATCGTTAAATCAATATTCTTCAGAAACAGAAAAATTTAATATTCTCGGACAATTACAATCTTTACAAAGAATTAAAAAAAGTGGTGAATTAGAAAACAATATCGAAAAGAAGGAAGAGTTGCCTAGTCATGGCAAAACAAAATCGTAAGTTATTTTTTCTTGTTGCTTTACCTAGATCTGGTAATACGCTATTTGCAAGTATCATAAACCAAAACCCAGAGATAGCTTGCACTGCTAATTCTATAACCTTAGAAATAATAAAAAATCTTTATTTAATTAAAACAATAGATACTTTTCAAAATTTTCCAGACCATAAATCTTTAGATAATATTTTAGATAATGTATTTAATTTATATTATAAAGATTGGCCTCAAAAAATAATTATAGATAGAGGGCCTGTGACTTTAAGTGGTGTGCCTGGAAACTTTGAATTGATGCAAAAACATTTTAAACCTGGTTTTAAATGTATTATTTTACTAAGGGATTTAATGGAAGTATTTGCAAGTTATATGCAATGGTACACCGAAAATCCTGATGCTTTTCCAAATAAATATGGAAAGAATGATGAAGAAAAAATATTAGCTTTGATGAATAAAGATGGGGCTATTGTTAAAGAAATAAAAGCTATTCAAAACTCATACAACTACCCTGATTTATGCCACTATGTAAGATATGACGATATTGTTACAAACCCTAAAGAAGAATTTAAAAAAATATATAATTTTTTAGAAGAGCCTTATTTTAATCATAGATTTGATAATTTAGATCAAGTATCTATAAATGGATTATCTTACGATGACACAGTAGTTGGAAGTAACATGCATAAATTATTTGATGGCCCTGTTAGAAAAGTATATAATCCATATATAGAAAAAATACCTAAAAGCATAAAAGATAAATACGGACATATTAAAATTTAATGAAAGCTGATTATATATATTTAGGTCAATCAATATTAAGGTATCAAGTACCTTTAGATATATTTCATTCAATTAATAATATTTATGAAACAAACTTTCATAATTTACAACCAGCTAACAAACAACTTGTTGGAAAAATTAAAAACGAACATTCTTTATTTTATGGTGGAGATAATGAAAATAAAACTCACAATCAACTACCACTTCATGTAATTAATTATTTTAAAGATGTTTATATAAGTTATTTAGAGTTTAATAAAATTAAAAACTACAAAATTAAACTAAGTTCGATTTGGGTAAATGAAATGAAACAAAACGAATACAATCCAGTACACATTCATAATGGAAATTTATCTACAGGTTTGTCATCAGTAATGATATTAAAACTCCCTAAAACTTTTGGTAAAGAATACTCAAGTGAAGATTATGCAACAAATGGAACACTAGAATTATTAGGGTCTTCATCTGGTCAATTTGCCAAAATAAATTATTCGCCTGAATTACGTTTAAGAGATTTTTATGTATTTCCTTATGATTTAAGACATTGTGTTTATCCATTTAATGGAACCACTGACACTAGAAGAACTTTAGCTGCAAACTGTGATGTGCATATTGAACCTATAAAAAAGAAAGATTTATTATAAATGATATATACAGAGCCTAAATGGAAGTCTTTTGCTGTTACAACCGTTGATCCTATATTTACACCTGAACAATGTCAAAAAATTATTGAGGTTGGAAGAAGTTGTCCTAAAGAAATAGGAGAAACTGGAGGAATACAAAAAGGTAAAATAGACCCTAGTATTAGAGTTTCTAATATATCTTTTATACCTTTTAAATCTTTAGTTCCTATGTACAAATTATTAGAGGAAGTAATGCTAAGAATAAATAAAAATAATTTTGGTTTTGAAAAAATGGGGATTACTGAAATTGCACAATATACAGAATATTCTAAAAATGAATTCTATGATTGGCATATTGATAGTTTTATTGACCACCCAAATGAACCACCTGTAAGAAAAATATCTATGAGTTGTTTACTCTCACCAGAAAATGAATTTGAAGGTGGAGATTTAGAACTTTTTAGTGAAGGTGCAGGTGTTAAATTAAAACAAGGACAAGCTATTTTTTTTGCATCGTTTATTAGACATAGAGTAAAACCCGTTACAAAAGGAAATAGAAAATCTTTAGTCATGTGGTTTGGAGGGCCACCTTTCAAATGATTTTTAGAGATTTACATTTTCCAACTGCAATTTATATAAGTGATTTTAATAATGAAAATTTAAATAAAGATTTAGAAGATAAGATATTAAAATGGGCTAATCACGATAGGGGGATTTCAAGAACAAATATTAAAGGATGGCATTCAACTTCAGATATGCAAGAAAGACCAGAGTATAAAGAATTAATTGATTTATTATACAGAGCTCAAAAAACTATTTATGAACAAGAACATTTAGCTTCAGAAGCATTTTTGGGAAATATGTGGGCTAACATAAATCCTCCAGGAGCAATGAATAGAGCACACATGCATCCTAATGCTTTATGGTCTGGTGTTTACTATGTTAAAGCACCAAAAAATTCTGGACTATTAAGAATAGATGATCCAAGATCATCTGCTGCAATGTCACGGCCTAGAATGAAAGAAGGAACTCCACCTAAAAGGTTATGGAGAGAAGTTAGCTATGAACCAGTTTCTGGAAAATTAATTATGTTCCCATCTTGGTTAACTCATTCGGTAGATCCAAATGAGTCTGATGATATAAGAATATCTATTTCTTTTAACTTTGTTCAAAAATGTATGATGACATGAATTTATCTCTACATGTCCCAAATAAAATTTGGTATATAAATAATTTTTTAGATTATCAAAATTATAAAAATATTCATTATTTTGTTACAAGAAATAAAAAAAAATTAAACATACATGATGCTAAAAAATTTTGGGAAAAAATACTTTATGAAAACATTGAAGCACCATCAAGAGGATTTATAGATATAAACTTAGACTCTACTTTATTTCAAAAGTTTAAATTTTTACTTAATTATAATCCTTATTGTAATTTAAACGGATATGCAAAAGGCTTTGCAGTTCACTATATGAGTAAGGGATCTGGAATTAATTGGCACAATGATGGAAATTGGAAATATGGTATAACATATTATATAAATAATAAATGGGACGATCAGTGGGGAGGTGAATTAATTTATAAAGATAAAGAAATAAATGGTTTTATTAAACCGACAAAAAATTCATTACTTATTTTAAAATCTCCAATTGAGCATAAAGTTGTACCAGTCCTAAGTAAAAGAGTACCTAGAATTACAATACAGATGTTTTTAAAATGAATTTTAATTACATAGATAAATTAGACGTTGGAAATTTTGCAAATAAAATTAAAAAAATAAATACTTGGGATGACTATAAGTTTAGACAAAAAACTTATGACGCACATAAATATACAAAAACTATACCCTTAATATTTGATGAAGATTTTAGGCATACTAATCCTACATATCACAAAACATATTTTTTATTTGAAAAAGAAATTAAACAGATTGAAAATATTTTTTTTAAAAAATTAGGCGAAGGTTATAGTATAAGAGCTATTTTAGTTTCTTTATTAGCGAACAAAAGTATACCAGAACATATTGATAAGGGTGATACTTTACATTTCTGTAAAAGGGTACATATTCCAATTATCACAAATAACAAAGTATTTTTTAAAGTTGGTGAAGAAACAAAAAATATTAAAACAGGTGAGATGTGGGAGATAAATAATTCAAATAAAATACATTCAGTTAAGAATTTAAGTGAAGAAGATAGAGTACATTTAATAATAGATTGGGTTTTAAAATGAACAATTATAGTGTTTTAAAATTAAACGATAAAAAATTTTATAGGTTTTTTAATATGTGTCCTTTATCTTATAAAGAAAAATTTGTTAAAGATGCTCACAAACTAATAGAAGAAAATTATACGTCACCTAAATCTCCACCTATTCAAACGTTAAACCAAACTTATTTAGAAAAAACTCGTGGTCTAGAACATTGGGATTTTTTATTTAATTGTATTAAAGAAAAATTATTAAAAACGTTTAACTTAAATTTTAAATATAAAACAAGTTGGATTAACATAAGCACTGAAAATAACGACTACAAATTTCACAGTCATGATTCAGACATGACTTGTATTTATTACGTAAAAAATAATTACCCCGTTTTTGGAACTAATATTCAAAATAATTTCATTATACCTTTTGAAGAAAATTCATTAATGTTTTTTGATGGCTCAATTGAACACTCCATAGAAAATATGCCAAAAGAATTATTATTAGATTCTAATAATTATAGGTATACAATAGTATTTGATTTTGATTATTATTAAGATATATATATAAATATGTTTACTGAGAAAAAATACCAAGTGATAAAAAATGCAATTAATTATGATTTAGCTAATTTTATATTTAATTATTTTTTACTTAAAAAAGATGCAGTGCAGTATATGTATGAAAATAATATTATACATGACACAGGCATGTTGGGAACTTGGAAAGATGAGCAGATACCTAACACATTTTCATGTTACGCTGACATGGTTATGGAAACATTATTGGTAAAAATGTTACCAGTAATGAAAGAACATACAGGTTTAGATTTAATACCAACATACTCTTATGCAAGAGCATATAAAAGAGGAGATAAGTTAAGAAGACATAAAGATAGACCAAGTTGTGAGATATCTTGTACTTTAAACTTAGGTGGTAATCCGTGGCCAATATTTATAGATGGCACAGGAGCAAATTCAGTCATTGATGAATATAAAGAAATCCATAAACCAGACGCTCCAAAAGGAACTGAAGTATTACTTGATGTTGGAGATATGTTAATGTATTCTGGTTGCGAATTAGAGCATTGGCGAGAGCCTTTTGAAGGTGATATTTGTGGTCAGGTATTCTTGCATTATAACCATGTAAATGGGCAATTTGCTGAAAAGAATAAGTTTGATGGAAGACCTTTACTTGGTCTACCTTCTTTTGTAAAATAGTTTAGTTCTATACTAACCATTAATAGTATTGTAAAATAGGCTATGGCTTTAACTAAAATACCATTTAGACCAGGATTTAATAAACAAATAACAGATACTCAAGCTGAAAATGTATGGGTAGATGGCGATAATGTTCGTTTTAGATACGGTCAACCTGAGAAAATAGGGGGTTGGTTACAAATAAATGCAAATACTTTGATAGGAGTTGCTAGAGCTCAACATACTTTTACAGATTTAGATGGACGAAAATATTCAGCCATTGGTACTAATAGATGTTTATATGTTTACTATTCTGGTGATTTTTACGATATCACTCCAATAGATCCTGATAGACAACAAACAGGTGCAGATATAACAACTACAAATGGTTCAACAACAGTTACTATTACAACTACTACTAATCATAATTTACAAATTGGTGATATAACTACTTTCGAAAATGCAGGCTCCTTTACTGGAGGTCAAACAGACTATACAGCTACTGACTTTGACGATGTATTATTTGAAGTACAAACTATTCCAACAGCTACAACTTTTACTATAGAAATGCCAACAGCGGAAACAGGAACAGGAGCCACGAATGACGGCACTTTAGACCCATTACCTTATATTGAAATAGGAGGGCTTGTTCAAACTTTAGGTTATGGTTGGGGTGCAGGTAGATGGGGACAATCTACTTGGGGTACAGCTAGATTAGTATCTGATACTAATATTGATCCTGGTTTTTGGTCTCTTGATAACTTTGGTCAAATTTTAATAGCAACTGTCCATAATGGTAGAACTTTTCAATGGAATCCAATTGCAGCAGATGCAACAGCATTACAAACAAGAGCTGTAAGTATATCTAACAATCCTACAAAATCTGTTATGACAATTGTATCTGATCGAGATAGACATTTAGTTCATCTAGGAACTGAAACAACTATTGGAGATCCAACCACACAAGACAAAATGTTTATACGATTTTCAGATCAAGAAGATATAACGGATTATCAACCAACTTCAGTAAATACTGCAGGTACATTTAGAATTGACTCTGGTTCTGATATTAGAGGTGCTGTTAAAGGTAAGGATTATACTTTTATTGGTACAGATACTTCTGCATATATTATGCAGTTTGTTGGCCCTCCTTTTACATTTTCAATAAGACAGATAGGATCTAACTGTGGAGTCATTGGACAAAATGCAATGATATTTGTAGATACAACTGTTTACTGGATGTCTGATGAAGGAGGATTTTTCGTTTATGATGGTTCAGTTAAAAAAATGTCATGTCTTGTAGAAGATTTTGTATTTCAAACAACAGGAAATAATCCAGGTTTAAATTTTAACGCAGGCCAACAAGTATATGCTGCACACAATAGTTTATTTAATGAAATTATTTGGTTTTATCCAGATGCCTCAAGTCAATTTGCAAATCGAATGGTTGTTTATAACTATCAAGAAGGCACTTGGACAACAGGTACGTTAGCAAGAACATCTTACGCAGATAAAGTAGTTTTTGATAAACCTTATGCAACTAAATTTACTGATAACTCAACACCATCTTTTCCAGTTGTAAACGGTAT